GGTAGTGTGTAGATCTAAGAGTGGTGGGGCTCATGTCTTTCTTTTCTCACAGCAACCCGTAGCTGCAGAAAGAATGAGAGATAAGCTTACAGAAATAAAAACATTACTAGGATATGGTGGATCAGAGGTCTTCCCTAAACAAATTCAATTAAAATCGCAAGATGATACAGGTAATTTTCTTAACTTACCATACTTTAATGGTGATGATACAACAAGATATGCCTTTCTTGAAAATGGAGATGCTGCTAGTCTGGAGGGCTTTTATGGATTGCATCAACGAAATGTACAGAAGGACATAACAAAAATTAAAATAGAAAGACCTCAGTCTGATTATGATGATGCACCACCATGTATAGAACTAATGGCATTAAATAAAATACCAGAAGGTGGAAGAAATAATGCGTTATTTCATTATGGTGTTTATGCTAAAAAGAAATGGCCAGCAGAATGGAAAAGTAAACTTACAGTGTTTAACATTGATGCTTCAGCAAGTCCGTTGAGTGAATCAGAGATTGATACTATTAAACGACAACATGATAAAAAAGATTGGGGCTATAAATGCAATGATGTTCCAATGTGTAATCTATGTGATAAAAAATTATGTAGAGAAAGAAAGTTTGGTATTGGTGATGAGATAGTGTTTCCAGCATTGACAGACTTACAAAAAATTAAATTAGAAAAACCTTATTATTACCTTAACGTTGATGGTGAACGTTTACATCTTGAGAACGTTAAATATCTTAAACAACAAAGTCTATTTCAAGAGGCCTGTATGGAACAATTGGATTTTAAACCACCGACAGTCAAAGGTCCCGAGTGGGACATGATTATAAACCCATTGATGAAGAACCACGAACCTGTGGAAGCACCAGAAGGTGTAACAACCGCAGATCAATTAAGAAATCATTTAGAAGAATTTTGTTTAAATAGACACATTGGATCAGCTATCACGGATCTTAAAAATGGGGGTGTATGGAATAATGAAGGATTTCATCATTTTATATTTAATAAATTTTATACTCACTTTTTAATTAGACAACGATGGGATATAAACTATCAACGTACAGCTCAGATGTTAAAAGAATTTTGCAATTGTGAAGATACTAGGGTTGGTAAAAATAGAATATCAGTATTTACTGTCAAACAATTTGATAAAAGAAAAGATGATTACGTTCAAAAAGAGTTAAAAGCGAAGGATGTGTTTTAATGAAAACCATAGTCTTAGGACCACCAGGTACCGGTAAGACTACAACTTTACTTAAAAAAGTAGATCATTATTTAAAAGAAACAGATCCAGATAAAATAGGCTATTTTGCTTTTACACAGAAAGCTGCATACCATGCTAGAGACGAAGCAATTAAAAAATTTAATTTAACTGAGGATGATCTTCCATACTTTAGAACTCTACACTCCCTAGCGTTTAGAAAACTAGGGCTAAAGAGAGATCAGGTAATGCAATCAAGCCACTACAAAGATCTTGGAAAAAAACTTGGGTTTCCTGTAACGTATGCGGAACATCAACCAGACCATGGCATTTTTACATCTGACAGTGAGTATTTACAAATTATTAATCTTGCGAAGGTGAGAAATATTACTGTGGAACAACAGTTTAATAAACAAGAACACACCCAAGACTTAGAGTTAAATAAGCTACATATTATTTCTAATGAACTGCAAAGATATAAAAAAGAATACAGCCTAATAGATTTTAATGACATGATTTTAGATTTTACTAAAGGGGATAAGTCACCACATTTTGATGTCGTATTTATAGATGAAGCACAAGATTTATCTTTAATGCAATGGGACATGGCTCGTTCTATTTGGAACAAGACCGAAGACGCTTTTATCGCAGGTGATGATGATCAGGCTATTTTTAAATGGGCTGGCGCACATGTAGATTCTTTTATAGCCCTACAAGATCAAATGATAAACCTTCCTTTAATACAATCACACAGAATACCAGTAAAAGTGCACCAACTTGCAATGGGAATTATAAATAGAATTAGACATAGAATAGATAAAACATGGCAACCTAGAACCAGTGAAGGTAGTCTACAGAGGCATTTTGATATTGAATCAGTAGATATGTCTTCAGGCGATTGGTTGGTGTTGGCTCGAACTAAATACATGTTAAGAGAAATAGAAGATGTTTTACATCGTAAAGGTTTATATTATGAAACCAGACATAAACGTAGTTACGAGAAAGATATTCAAGAAGCTGCCACAGACTGGGAACATTTAAGACAAGGACAACTTTTAACTTATAAACAGATAGAAAAAATTTATGGGTATATGTCCCCTGATCACAGAGATAAAAAGTTAATACAAGGTATGACTAAAGGATCCTTTTATGGCATTGATCAATTAACCAAAGACTTTGGATTAAAAACTAAAGAAGTTTGGTTTGATGCCTTTGATGATGCAGGCTCAAAACGAATAAACTATTTAAGAAAAATGAGGAAGAATGGAGAACGATTAAATAAAAAACCAAGAATAGAGCTCTCGACCATTCATGCAGCTAAAGGAGGGGAATGTCAGAATGTAGTATTGTTAACTGATCTTACTAAAACTACTTTAGAATCATACCACAAAAATCCAGATGATGAAAACAGATTATTTTATGTCGGTGCAACACGTACAAAAGAAAATTTACATATTATAGAACCAAAGCGTGCAGAGAAAGCATTTCTAATCTGATGCCACACACACTTACTAGTGAACTTGTCTTGTTATCAATGATGACCTTTTATTTTGGAATAAAACTATATTTATATTTTATAATATGAAACCATACGACAAACAAATCGGTGGAACACACTATCAGAATTTTAAAATTCAGCCAAGTAAATTTGTAATTGAAAATGAGTTGCTTTATCCAGAAGGCTGCGTTATAAAATATATCTTGAGACACAGATTGAAAGGAAAAAGACAAGATTTAGAAAAAGCAAAACATTTCATCGACATGATTATTGAACGAGATTATCCTAAAGATTTTTTAGAAGAAGCTGAGAAAGAGAAAAAAGAATTAGAAGAATCTTATAAAGAATCAAGAAGACAAACAGAAGAACGTAAATCCAAAGAATGGGTTAAAGGTTATAACAAATGGAAGAAAAATAAATGATACAAATGCCGCTATTTAAACCACGAACAGAATGGTTACCACCAGAAGACTTTCCCGATCTATCTAAACATGATGAAATTTCAATAGACTTAGAAACTAAAGACCCTCATCTAAACGTAAGAAGAGGCTCTGGCTCTGTTGTAGGGGTAGGAGAAGTGGTAGGAATAGCAGTGGCTGTTAAAGGTTGGTGTGGTTATTACCCAATTGCTCATGAAGGTGGTGGTAATATGGATCGTAAAAAAGTTCTTAAGTGGTTTCAAGCTGTGTTATATACGCCAGCCACAAAGATATTTCACAACGCCATGTATGACGTTTGTTGGATACGCGCGTTAGGTTTAAGTATCAGCGGTAAAATAGTCGACACAATGATAGCGTCGGCTTTGGTTGATGAAAATCAAATGCGCTATGACTTAAACAACTGTTCTAGAAGATACACTGGAAAAGGAAAGAATGAAACAGAATTATATGAAGCTGCTAAGAGTTGGGGAGTAGACGCTAAAGCAGAGATGTATATGCTTCCAGCAATGTATGTTGGAACTTACGCAGAACAAGATGCAGTTATTACTTTAGAACTTTGGCTAGAACTTAAAAAAGAAATTAATCTTCAAGATATAAATTCAATTATGGATATGGAAACAGAATTGTTTCCTTGTCTAGTAGATATGAAATTTAAAGGCGTGCGCGTCGATGTGGAAGCAGCCCATAAATTAAAAAACACATTAGTTGAACAAGAAAAACAATCATTACAAGAAGTAAAAAAAGAAACAGGGATAGATACCCAAATATGGGCAGCACGATCAATTGCACAAGTTTTTGATAAATTGTCTTTAGACTACGATAGAACTGAGATAACATCTGCACCTTCCTTTACTAAAAATTTTTTAGCGAATCACCCCCACCCGCTAGTGAAACACATTGCCCGGGCTCGTGAAATAAACAAGGCCCATACCACTTTCATTGATACCATAATTAAACATTCCCACAAGGGTAGAATACATGCCGAAATTAATCAGCTTAGAGGAGATAATGGTGGAACGGTAACCGGAAGATTCAGTTATTCAAACCCAAATTTACAGCAAATCCCTGCACGGAACAAAGACCTTAGACAAAAGATTAGGGGTCTATTTATCCCTGAGGAGGGCCATACATGGGGTTGTTTTGACTATTCTCAGCAAGAGCCTAGGTTGGTGGTGCATTATGCAACTTTACAGAATCTCTACGGAGTGGACGAAGTATTGGAAGCCTATAAAGAAGGAAACGCTGACTTTCATGACATCGTAGCAGACATGGCAGAGATACCTAGATCACAAGCTAAGACTATAAACCTTGGTCTATTCTATGGTATGGGAAAAAATAAATTACAAGCTGAACTCGGAGTAGGCAAAGATAAAGCTGATGCACTATTTAAAAAATATCATAATAAAGTTCCATTTGTAAAACAATTGATGGATAATGTGACGCGTCGTGCAGAAGATTCTGGAAAGGTGAGAACTCTTTTAGGACGTCTGTGTCGTTTCCATTTATGGGAACCCAATCAGTTCGGAATTCATAAAGCATTGTCTCATGAAGACGCACTCAGGGAACACGGACCAGGGATCAAACGTGCCTACACGTACAAAGCATTAAATAAATTAATTCAAGGAAGTGCAGCAGACATGACAAAGAAAGCAATGATAGAATTATATAAGGAAGGAATCATTCCTCA